GCGCTTGCTGCAGACAATACAATAAACATACAACAGATCGGTATGAATAATACCATCAATGTGTTACAAGATGGTTCTGGTCATACCGCTACTGTTAATCTTGGCATAACAAGTAATGTAGATAACACAGCAATCTCTATCGATCAAAAAGATTCTGGTGTTAAAACTGCTAATGTAGAAATAAAGACTGGAGTAAACAATGGAATAAATATTTTACAACAGGGTGTTGGTAATCATACAGCCAGCATACAAAATTTGAATGGTAGTGGAAATAATATTTCCATAAACCAAGATGGTAATGGCAATCATCAACTTAATGTAATTGGTAGTGCTGGAACTACCAATAGTGGCAATACTATAAACGCAACTCAAAGTGGTGGCGCTGGCGCAGATAAGTGGTTTCAAGTTAATTTACTTGGGGCTACTGGTGCAACAGTAAATGTCCAACAAACTAACCCGACGCAAGCAAATCAAGCGTCAATGAATATTCAATGTTCCAGCAATTGTGGCTCTTGGTCATACATAAGAAATTAAAATAACAACATCTACTTTAGTAGGGAAGAAAAATGAAAAAAACAATAATTGCTGCCATGCTGGCAGCAAGCGCAACAGCGTTCGCAAATCCAACTGATTTTAGTCTAAGCACAGGAGGTTGGTCTTCAGTTGCTGGACAAACATTAACAGGTGCTCAAACATTCCAAGCTGGACAAAACGCATGGGCGATTAGTCCTTATACTGGTAGCACTATGTATAGTTTATCACCCAACAATCCAGGTGACTCATATGCCAACATGGCAACTGCTTTGGGTATGAGTGCTGCAAGCGTTTCTGCTCTATCAGGAGAGATCGCTGCTCAAAACCCACAAGGTGGTGGTAACATCACTAACGCTGCATGGGTAAGTAAAGATTTTACATTTACATCTGCTGCTTCATTCAAGATGTATTGGACATACACTTCAACTGACTATGTTCCATTCAACGATGGTTCTATCACTACTCTAGTGAACACAGGCGATGCAACTACTTTAGGTAAAATTAATGGAGTGACAACTCAATACTTACTATTGGGTGCAACAAATCCAGGAACAGGTAACTACTCAACTGACTCTTATGGATCAACTGGTTGGCAAGTTGTTAACTATAATGTTCTTTCTGCTGGAACTTATAAATTAGGTTTCGGTATTTTCAATCAAGGCGATACTGCTTTGTCTCCAGTGTTGAATGTCAATGATGGTTTGGGTACAGTTACTAAGAATGGAACTACTTTCGGTTCTGTTGCTCCAAACGATCCAACAATGCCAACAGTAGACCCAACACCACCAGCTGGTCCAACTGTTGTTAGTACAACTACTGCTGATTCAGTATCATCTTCAACAAGCAATGGCACTTCTACTATTGCTACTTCTATTGCTTATGGCGCAACTGCCAGTGCTGTTGCTCAAGCAAACTCTAAGGGTGACCAAACTCCTAAGGTGTTGAATGTTGTTCAAACAACAACTGTTACTCAAACAACTCCATTCACTTTGACTAACACAACTACTACTCCAGTCACAACTACAACAGTGACAACTCCAGTTACTACTAAAACTTGGAGTGATGGTACTGTTACAACTGAGAATGGAACACCAGTCACAACTACTAGCACAACAAACACTGTGACTTCTGCAGATACGCTAGGACAAGAAGTTGTTGAAGTACAGGCGCAACAAAACTACACTACTCGCATTGATCAGTATGACCAAATGCAAAAACAAAACAGTAGACTAAATGCATCTCTTGATAGCGATACACTAAGCAGATTTAAAGTTACTGAGAATGGCTTAACACAGCGCACTGAAGATGATCGTGATTGGAATTTCTACATCAATACAACTGGTTCTAAATCAAACACTGCTGACTCTTACAAATATGATGCAAACACTTATGGTCTTGGCTTCGAGAAGAAACTAGATAGCGATACTTTAGTTGGTGTTCAATATAATCGCATTAACTCATCTACTATTGGTGAGCAAGGTGGTGGTACTCTTTCTAAAGATGCAGTTGGTATCTATGGTCTAAAGAAAATTGATAACTTCTTACTGAAGGGTGATGCTGGTTACTCAATGAACAAATATAATGCAGGACACAATCTTCCTGAACTTGGTTTAAGCAACTGGTCTAGTGCCAATGGTACAGACAAATGGCTAGCTGTTCGTGGTTATGCTCCAGAAGAAAAAGGATTCCGTCCATACATCGGTGTTCGTGTTGAGAATAATAAACGAAATGCAACTACAGACTCTGGTTCAGATGTTTCTGCAGTTACATACTCTGCGTTAAATTCTACAAAAACAACAGGCGAAGTTGGTGTTCGTTATGAAAAAGAACTAACTGATAAATTGGCTGGTGTTGTTGATGTAGGAACAACTACTGCACAACTAAATACCGTTAGTGTTAGTGCTATTTACGCAGCCAAAAATAATTCTTCTATAATTGCTAAAATTACTAGACAAGAACAAAATGGTCTAGTATCTAATCAAGGAATGATAATAGGAAGAATTACTTTTTAAGGAATTGAAATGACAAGACTAATAAGAAATACCTTAGCGTTTGTAATAGGTTTAATTATCGGAGGATACGCAGCATTTTCGTATGCGAATCCTATCGATGATGTATGCCCACAACATGTAGTTTGGGGCGCACCTCAAATTAAACAAGAAGGTAATAACCAGTACCTATGTCGTACTGGTTATGCTGTGAATTACAACTATCAGACTAAGGTTGCTTATTTTGTAGCTGAAGTTATCAAACCAGAACTGCTAGTGAATAAAGCAGTATCTCGTAAAGATGATTTTCGTGAGGATCCAGAAATTCCTGCTACATATCGTGTCACATTAAAAGATTATCAAGGTTCTGGTCTTGATCGTGGTCATATGGCACCTGCTGCGAACTTCACTTATGACGCAAGAGTTATGAGTGAATCTTTTTTGTTGACAAACATGATGCCACAAAGTCCTGGAAACAATCGTGGAATCTGGAAATACTTAGAGGAAATGACTCGCTTCTGGGCATCAAAGTATGGTCACTTAAATGTTATCACAGGTACAATTTTTGATGCTAACTCTCAAACAATGGGGAATGGTGTAAAGGTTCCATCATATGTTTACAAAATCGTTATTGATCCACAACAGCAAAGATCTATTGCATTCTTATTTCCAAATGTTAAATTAGATCCAAAAATGATTGAGCAGTATGTTGTCTCAATTGGTGAGATAGAAGATTATACTGGTATAAACTTCTCTCCAGCACTACCACCAAACTTAATACATCTTGAAAAAAATAGAGGTATCTTTAAAGATTGGTAATAATGAAAAAACTATTATCTCCATGGCTGGCGCTGGTCACACTGGTGCTAATGATTGTGATTCGTTTGGCAGACACATCGTTTGTAGAGTCTGTGCGACTTCGTTATTTCGATCAACTAATAACAAGCAAAGGAACAACTACATCTGAACAGGTGCATGTTGTAAATATCGACGATGAGTTTATTCGACAAAAAGGACAATTCCCGTTCCCTCGTGGGCAATATGCCTCCATCATTACTGATCTGTATAGGCATGGTGCTGGGTTGGTTGTGTTTAACATTTACATGCCTGACGCTGATCGCTTTAATCAAGATGATCAGTTAACAAAAGTACTAAAGAAATACCCTGTTGTTTTACCACATACTGCAACAGACAATTCATCACCATTCGCACCATTTCGTCCAGGTGTTTCAGTAATTGGTGGCACTGCAGAAACAACAGGAGTGAGATATAATGGCATATTACCAAACATTCAAAGTATCAACAACAGTGCTGCTGGTATTGGTGTCGTTAACACTATCCCAGAAATCGATGGCGTTGTGCGCAGAGTGCCGATGGTCGTCAACGCAGGTGGAGAACTCTACCCAAGTATCTCCCTCGAAACCCTCAGAGTTGCCAGCGGAGATCCCAGCTTCCAAGTCAAAGTCAACGAAGGTGGAATCGAAGCAGTTAGAATTCCAAAGTTTGGAAAAATTCCAACAGACGAATACGGTAGAATCTGGGTGGATTGGTCATCCAAACCAACCGAACACTCCATGGCTAAGTTGCCAGAGGATTTCAAAGGTGGAATTGTTATCGTCGGTCTCACTGCTAGGGGACTCAATAATCCAGTATCCACAGCACGAGGAGAAATCTATCCGCACTATTTGCAAGCCAATGTATTAGAAACAGTTTCATCTGGTACTGTTATCAGCAGACCAGAGTGGTCGTTACTGGCTGAGTTGGGTTTTATGATTGTAGCAGTAGCCCTTTCAATCTTCCTAACAAGGTATACTCATGGATACATCTTCGCAATCTTACTGGGATTCATTACCTATTATGCAGGTGTGGAACTATTTCTTCGATCAGGGTATCTATTGGATGCTGTGTTCCCGATACTTACCATTGGGTTATGCAGCTTCCATGGATACATCGTCAAGTTCCTTGTCGAACTCAGAGCAAAACTCCAAATCAAAAAACAATTCGGAAACTACCTAAGCCCAGCATTAGTTGAGAAGTTACAGAAAAATCCAGAGTTGTTGGTATTGGGTGGAGAGTCTCGTGAATTGAGTATCATGTTTACTGATGTTCGTGGATTTACTTCTATCTCTGAGCACTATGGTAAAGATGTGCAGGGACTGACTAAAATTATGAATCGTTACATGACTGCAATGACGATAAAGATTCTTGAGAACAATGGAACCCTAGATAAATATATCGGTGATGCGCAGATGGCTTTCTGGAACGCACCAGTCGATGAACCAAATCATGCAAAGATGGCAGTGAAGACTGCTCTCGAGATGATGGACTCTTTGGATACATTCAATGCAGAAATCACAAAAGAAGGTGTCCCACCTTTTGGTATGGGGTTAGGTATTAATACTGGTGTCGTGGTTGTTGGGAATATGGGTTCTACTCAGAGATTTGATTACACTTGTCTAGGAGATCATGTGAACTTGGCATCCAGATTAGAAGGACAGAGTAAGGGTTATGGTGTTCGAATAATTCTTGGTCCAGAAACTGCAGCACAGATTGAAGATGAGTATGCAACACTAGAACTAGATTGTATCGCTGTCAAGGGTAAAAAAGAAGGTGTGAGAATTTATACTGTTCTTGGTAAGCATGATTGGTGGATGGAGAATTCAGCATATGTACCTGAGACAATAGCCCATGAGAAAATGCTGGATCTTTATCGTATGCAGAAGTTTGATGCAGCAATTAAAATGTGTAATGAATTGAAAGAGTGTTTCCTTGGTGAGATGAAACACTACTATGAACTTTGGATCGAAAGATGCGAAGAAATGAAGACCGCAGACTTACCCAAAGATTGGGATGGAGTTTATAGAGCAACAAGTAAATAAAACTGGAGAATAAAATGACGGAGATCATTGAAGAAAAGAAAAAAGACGAAGACTGGATGCAGAAGAAATGGCGTCCAGCCATGGGTTGGATGTATATGGTAGTTTGTTTTTGTGATATGGTTTTATTCCCAGTCGCATGGGCACTCTTGCAAGCATTACTAAAACAACCAGTGACTCAGTGGAATCCGTTGACGCTACAGGGTGCTGGATTATTCCACTTAGCAATGGGTGCTGTTCTAGGTATTGCAGCATGGGGTCGTACACAAGAGAAAGTTGCAGGAGCAGCCACTAATGCACCAACACCATCCTTACCACCAAGCATGCCAACAACACCTAGCGTATCTACGCCAGTACCGATGGCATCCGCACCAATGCCAAGACCAGTCATGGCTCCACCACCAGCCCCAACAATGGACTTGCTCCCAGACGATCCTCCAACAAGGAACACTAGAAACGACTAAATATCCCCTCTAGCCTATAACCCTACTGAGTGTAGGGTCATTAAACCTCTGTAAGTTGTTGATTTTACAGGGGTTTTTTGTTGTCAAAAAGGTGTTGTCTTTAATTGCATATTCCTGTATAATATCTGTATGAAAGTTGAAAAGGAACTCGAAATGCAAGAAGTCTTCAAAAGCTGGGAAGAAATGTCTCTCCTCGAGCAGTATGCGTGCCAGTACTGGGACATGTACAAGGATGCTTATGGTGTCCGTCCTCGTGGGATTGATACATCCAGCTGGACTGAGGCTGACTTCGAAGCCGAATTCGAAGTGCTTGGTCGTGCCATCGAGCGTGAAGAAGCAGATCGCAAAGAGCGTGAAGCAGAAGCGACTGTTAAGTTCGAGCAGCATGTTACCAATACCATCTGCATGGGTGCGAAAGATCGTGCCACTGCTTTGCGTTGGATTATGGATGCCAGCAGTGCAGATGGTGACTGGGAGTATTTCTGCTATCTTAATGGTCTCCCTTATGGTTATTTTAATTTGAAGAAGGTGGCTTAATATGCAAGGATCTATTCGTGTCGCTATCGGTTTTATGGTTGTTTTTGGTGCTATGGGTACTTTGGATATCGACCCCAGTGCTAGCGTTCTTGTTCAGAGTGGTATTGCTGCTCTTGGCTTGCTTGTTATGTACTCTGGTACTCGTGCTATGAATTCAAAGGATTGGAAATGAGTAAAATGGCTGACTTGGATATGCAGATCCGTGATCTGCTTGATGAGGGTGTGCTCCCTACGAATGTTGCTAACATTCTAAAGTGTCCTCTGCAGATGGTTTATGATATCATTGATTATGATACTCAACCTGACTTGCAAGAGTATGACGACAGCATGGATGGTGACCATGATTCTGCGATGACTTCTGCAGGATTTGGCACTGACGAAGATTATGGTTATTATGGAGATGAGTGATGACTTACAAAGAAGCGCAATTGGCTACTGAACACTTTAACAAAGAGCATGGTTCTTTCTTCGATCGTGGTTCAGCTGATAGTTACTACCATCGCCCACGCAATCCACATCGTGGTGGTGTAGGTGGAATGTCTGGTCCACGCATCGAAGCGGAGACTGAAGCAGAGTTTGAAGCATACCACGCAGGGTATGACTACAATGAAGAATTTGGTGATAAGAAAAGTTGGGATTAATATGAATAAATTTGCAGCAATGAAACAAAAGAATGCGATTGATAGCGAGATTCTTTTGATTACGCAAGAAGAATGCGCTGAAGTTACGCAAGCGATAAGTAAGGTGTTCAGGTTCGGTATGGACGATGAACACAAAGGACAAACTAATCGAGAGCACCTAGAAGAAGAAATTGGTGACTTGATGTGTATGATTGATTTGCTGATTGATAATGGTATCGTCAGTGAATCTGCAGTGATGACTGCCAAAGCTGAGAAGCTGAATAAGTTGATGACATGGTCTGGAATCTTCAAGGAAGAAGTATGAGTGTGACAATCGAAGGTGTTAACAAGAGACAGAAACGACTCTTGAACATTATGTGGAACATCGACTCTTCAGAAGATTACGAAGAGTGGAAGAGTGGACTGTCCGAAGAATTAATGAATGAGGTTGACACATTGGAGACTCTGCTAATGTATGAATCAATCGAGGAAGAATTGCAATCGTTTGAAGATGCAAAAAATGTATTAAGTAAATTTGCCTTGTAAGAGGATATCGTGTATAATAAGACAATGAAACCTAGAAATCCAATAGCAAAGGATTTGCGCACTCCCAAATACCGACAGCGTAGGGTGGAGAGCAAGGTTCAGTACATTCGTCAACCTAAACACAGAAAGGCAAATGATGGAATATGAATGGGAATTATACCGAGAAGGTCTGTTGAGGACAGTCAAGGTAAAGCAACATATTCTCAAAAAAGAGAATGGTGATTTGATTTATGATATGATTGAGTTTACCATGATGAGCAACTTAACAAATGAAAATGGTAAGTTAATCACTAGTAGCAACAATACATTTTTCCTAACAAGACAAGAATTTAATTCTTTCTTTGGACCAATAGTTGATAAGTTGAAAGAGGAAATAGATAATGGCGTTTCAAACAGTATTTAAGAATGAAAAAGAGTTCGAAGAATTTAAAACCTGGACACTTGGAGTTCTCCACGATGACAACATCAAAGACTTGTGCGTTACTTTCACCAAAAAAGATGGAACGACTAGAGACATGCAGTGCACTCTCGTTGAGGGAAGAATACCTGCAGACAAGAAACCAACACAAGAAAGTGGCACTGCAAGTAGCCAGACTTCTGGATCCGCAGTTCGGGTCTTTGATACAGAAAAAAATGAATGGAGATCCTTTCGTTGGGACTCCGTAACTAAAGTAGGATTTACACTATGAAATATCTAATTATCTTCGCAATCGTTATTGCACTAATCGTTCTTATGCCAATGGCGACAATCTGGTCGCTGAATGCTCTGTTCCCAGCATTGGCAATTCCATTCACAGTAGACACTTGGTTGGCTGCAATCATCCTTGGTGGTGTTGTTGGTGGTGGACACTTTAGGAGCAGCAAATGAATTATGCACTGACACCTGAACAGAAAAAAGATTTGCAAGGTGCTATTCAAGAGATTAGCAACTCAATGTTACGCACAGAAGCAGAACGAGATCTGATTAAAGAGATCGTTAAAGAGCAGTCTGATACACTCCAGATTCCAAAGAAAGTTATTTCTAAAATTGCAAAAACTTTCCATAAACAGAATCTAGCGCAGGAAGTTGCAGACCACGAGGACTTCGTGGAGCTATACGAGAAAATCACTGCAAAATAATGCTTGTCTTTAATTGCGCTTTGGGGTATAATATATGTATAAATTATGGAGAAATCAATGGCTGTGAATACCGCAAAGCGTCGTGCAAAGAACCAAGCAATCCTTGCATCACAAAAGAAATATGAACCAACAATCGACCAGCTGGACTTTACGACCAGTCTGAGTCGTGCGTTGGGTTACTATTCTGTAAACACTGGTGCCAAAGAACAGAAGTTATTCACGATTGAGTTCTTCTCAAAGAAAGAACCCAAGATTGCTAAGCAACTTAAGAAACTCCCTGACCATCGTTTCACCACATTTGGGTCACTCTGTCGTTTGATGACAAACGAACAGACCACTATCAAGCAATTGACTGATTTCAGTCCATTCTTTGCTAGCCGACTCAAAGAGATGATTGAAGACGCAAAGAAAATCCAAGAGCAGATCGAAGTGATTAAACCAGTCACCAATGTCATAAGCATTCAAGAACGAATGGAAGAGAAAGCACATGACCTTGCTGGCGAAATTGATGGAGCCATAGATGAGTTCATTCTCACAAAGGGTAAGGGTAATCAATTCTCGACGAAGAATTATCTACTATCAAATGAAGTTGCAGCACCAATCGCAAAGCGAATTGGAGAGTTCTATGTTAAACAGCTGCAAGAAATTCGTGACACCATCCAAGGGGATGATGAGCAACTCAACGAAGGATATTCATTCCTCAGTAAACGAGAACTGAAGAAGTTTGCAGAGTTCTTGGAAAGTATCATTAACGACTGCAATCAGCAGGTGCAGACTGCTAAGGCTAATCGTGCTCCACGAAAGCGTAAGCCACAACCACCTAGCAAGATTGTATCAAAGATGAAGTTCATGAAGGACTTTGCTGAGTTCAATCTGAAGTCTATCAAACCAGAGACCATTGTTGGATCGTCTGAAGTTTGGGTGTACAATACTAAGTATCGTAAGGTAACTGTTTACAAAGCCATCAATGATGTGCTGACAGTTAAGGGTACGACTCTTATTGGATTTGATATCAAAGAGTCGCAGACAATGATGTTGCGTAAGCCAGCAGAATTCTTTAAGGGATTGACTATTGGCAAACGACCACTGAATGCTGCATTCAAGAAACTGACAACGAAACCTTCTACACCGAATGGTCGGATTAATGAAGAGTGTATCATTCTCGGAGCATTTTGATGGAGTTTACTTACATCGCTGATGGAATCGATGCTGTCGTCATTGATAACTTTTATAGCGAAGAACAGTTAAATCATATCAACAAACAATTACAATCTTTAACTGATGAACAACACATGGTCGCTGATAAAGATAAACTTGAAGCAGCAGTTGATATTGACGGGAATTTTATTACAACAAAATATGGTGTATGGATTAATGATGTAGAATCTCCACTCATTAAGTTTTCAATAGAAAACTTTTCTGACGAACAATTAGTTGAAACTATTATTGGCTTCAACTCAATGTACAGAATTCTATTCTTTCTTAATCGTAGATCTCATTTGGTCTCGTATTATGAGAATGCTGGATATTATTCTAAACATATAGATGCTAGTGTATTTACTATACTAAATTATTTTCACAAAGAACCGAAACAATTTAAAGGTGGTGATATAATCGTATACTCGAAAGATTACACTAAAAAGGCGACCATTGAAACAAGAAATAATCGAGTTGTTATTATACCAAGTTGCACAACACACGAAGTTACACAGGTTGAAATGACATCTTATAAACTAGATGGCACTGGAAGATATTGCTGTTCAATTTTTGCAGAAACTCAAAATAAAGAAAATATATGATTCTAATTGATTATTCCCAAGTTGCTCTTGCAGCAATCCTTACCTTCCAACGAGAGTTGAAGGGAACAGAGTCTGAGGTTAAAAACCTCATTCGTCATGTCACACTATCAACTATCAAGTCATACAAGAAAAAGTATGGCAAAGAATATGGAGATATTGTAATCTGTTGTGATGGTCGTAAGTACTGGCGCAAGGAATTCTTTGCTAACTACAAAGGTATGCGTAAGAGTAATCGAGATAAATCAGATCTCGACTGGGGTCTTATCTTTGATACTCTCAACGAGATGCGTCAAGATATCGCACAACACTTTCCTTGGAAGGTAATGCATATCGATCGTGCTGAGGCAGATGATATCATTGCTGTATTGACCAAACATCTACAAGAGAACGATTTGGTCCAACAGGGATTGATGGAAGAACCACAGAAGATTCTTATTCTGTCTTCTGACAAAGACTTCAAGCAGTTGCAGTTGTACGATAATGTTAAGCAGTGGTCACCAATGCAGAAGAAGTATGTGACTGCAACTCAACGAGAAATTATTGAGTACAAGATTGAGCATATCGTTAAGGGTGATGCTGGTGATGGAGTGCCAAACATTCTAAGCAAAGATGATGTGTTCATGAATGGAGACAGACAGAAACCAGTTAGCGCAAAACGACTACAAGAATTCTTTGACAATGGTTTCATTGCATGTCGTAACGATGAAGAGCGACGCAACTGGCATCGTAACTCTACTCTGGTAGACTTCCAGCATATTCCAGAAGATGTTTCTAAAACGATTATTGATTCGTACATAAGTAATAAGCCAACTGGTGATAAGATGACTGTTATGAATTACTTAATGGAACATCGTTGCCGATTATTGTTAGATGAACTAGAGGATTTTTAATGAGAAAATATGTAACCCAGATGTTGGATGCAGTTAATGCAGACCCAAAGGTAATCCAGCAGTACAAAGATGACGCAGCATTAAAGATAATCTTTGAGTATGCGTTTGATCCTGCTAAGAAAATGATTCTACCTGAAGGAGATCCACCATTCAAGCCTAGTGCTGAACCAATGGGTATGACACCAACTAATCTGTTCAGCGAATTGCGTCGTATGTATGTATTCTGTAGAGCAGATTTAAAACCAATCAAGCGAGAGAGTCTATTCATCTCCTTGCTTGAAGGTGTTCATCCTGAAGAAGCAAAGATGTTAATTGCTGTAAAAGATCAGAAGCTGACTAAACTGTATCCAAAGATTACACATAAGTTGGTTGCTGAGGCTGGAATGGTTCCAGCACCTGTGAAGAAAGAAAAATCCGTTTAATATTTTTGGAGATATATTATGCCTAATTGGTGTTCAAATAGTTTAACAATCGTACACGAAGATTCTGAGAAGGTGGATGCACTGGAAGCAGAATTGAAGAAAGGTGACGATGCCCAAGTTTTCAATCACATTGTTCCTCGTCCTCTTGAGGAAGAAGAGAATTGGTACAGTTGGAATGTAAACAACTGGGGAACCAAATGGGATGTGACACCATACAGCTGGGAACGAGATGGTAACAGAATCAGTATGAATTTTGATACTGCGTGGAGTCCTCCAACTACGCTATACGAAACTATGGTAGACGATGGATGGGAAGTTCGTGCATTTTATCATGAACCTGGAATGGTATTCATCGGCATGTACGAAGATGGATTCGATGACTACTATGAGTATGACATTACTGATAGAGAGTCAATCGAGAATCTGCCAGAAGAGTTAGTTGAATATGGTAATCTCATGGAAGAACATGAGAATTGGATTGCAGAACAGGAAGATGAAGAGGAAAATTAATGTTTTGGTTTAAGCCAACCAAGATAGTTGTTGATTGTTTCACATACCACCATGGTATATTTGATTTTTACCGACCTGTTAAAGCCAGCAATTTTATTCCTGATGGTTGGAAGGCACTACCTAAGAAAGTTGACTTAAAGTGTTTTCCAAATAATTCAGAAAGTAAAATGTATGTGGATGGAGCAACTGCAAAGACATGTGTTGGTTTTATCAATCTATACAGATCTGGATTTATTTTACAAAACGCAGTAGAACTAAACTTAGAGATTAGTAAAGATGGTAACTTAAATGTACACTCAACAGATCCTCTGCGCCCAATGCAAGTGTCTCAACACGACTCCTATCAAGTATGGGATGGGTTTTATAGAGATTATGCTCATGTTAAACTGACTCCACCATGGAGTCTTGTAGAAAAAACTGGAGTGAACTTTCTATTCACCAAATGTACTTGGAATGATACTCACATTGCAGATAACTTTCATGTGCTTAATGGTATTGTTGACTATAAAATACAACACAACTGTGCTGTAAACTTTTATGCAAAGAAAGATTCCATCGTTAAATTATATGCAGGGCAACCACTGGCACATATTATTCCTCTATCAGATAAAAAGATAGAATTAAAATATCATCTGATTTCTAGTGAAGAATATATGCATAGATTTGGCTTTGTGCCAGCGAACAGATTGTATCCTGAATTTGAACGAGTGAAGAAAACTTGTCCCTTTGGATTTGGAAAATGAAACAGAAATGGATTGATGCATTCATGGACACAGCGGAGAGATTCGCACAGTTGTCCAGTGCTAAACGATTGAAGGTTGGTGCTGTGGTCGTGAAAGACAATCGTATCATCTCAATTGGATATAATGGTATGCCATCTGGATGGACTAATGAGTGTGAAGAAGTTGTCACACCATCACTTCCATACTTGCAAGGCGATGGTCCAGTATTAAAAACTAAGGATGAAGTTATTCATGCTGAAGCAAACGCAATACTCAAATTGGCTCGTGATGGTGAATCAGGCAATGGCTCCAGTTTATTCTGCACTCATGCTCCTTGCATTCAGTGCGCTAAGTTAATCCATGGAGCAGGGATACAGAAACTCTATTATCGGGATTCCTACAGAGACGACAATGGTCTAGCCTTCCTAGAAGCCTGCAATATAGAGGTCCAAAAAGTGCTTGACATTAATTCATAAATACTGTATAATAGACTTATGAAAAATTGGAAAGGTATGCAAATGAAGAAGAAACTATCGTCGTTTATTGCAGTTGCTCTTGTAGCATCTTGTGGTTACGCACCTGCTGCTCATGCTTGGGGTGCGAGAGAACAAGGTATCCTTACTGGTGTTGCAGGTCTTTGGGTGTTTCAGCAATTGTCTAAACCACCTGTTGCAGTTTACCAACAACCAGTTCCAGTTTATGTTCCACAACCACAAACTGTGTATGTGTATCCCACTCAAGCACCAGTGATTCAGTATCCAAATACTGTCTGCGAATTGCGCAGCGAATATGTAAATGGTCAAGTTATTACTGGAAATTTTTGCTATCAGCGTTAATTTTTCCTATATAATTAACAACCCTACGAACAGTAAGGTTATTTTAAAATAAGTTTGACTTTAAACCGAAAGAAGAATAGAATTCTACCATGAACTCGAAAATGATATCCTTAAGCAGAAAGCACCTACCACTTAATAGTGGCTGGACATGCTCACGCCCACAGTATACATTTGCGATTGAGTTGGATAGTGGGGGTTTTGGAAAGTAAAGTATAGACTAACAAGTTTATTTCCCAAAACCCTCTACCTGAAAAGTTAGAGGGTTTTTTGTTTTAGGGGTTGACTATCATGTCAACATGAGATAAGATCTCTCCCTGTTCTTTAAAAATTTGCGTACCATATGTTCCCGAGTAGTGTAGTGGTAACACACCAGACTTTGACTCTGTTATTGTAAGTTCGATTCTTACCTCGGGTGCCAAACATAAACACATTGCGTGACGCCACTGTCGTAAGTGCTGCAGCACGAGAAGATAAAAAGCCTAAGCATGCAGATGGGCTCGCATGGCGTAATGTGTTTTTGTTTGGTTTAATTTTTTGAAAGAGAGGATGATATGAAACGAAGTTCGAAAACTCGAAAACCTATGGGGGTATAACTTAACGGCTAAAGTAGTAGGCTTTTAACCTATTAATCAGAGTTCGATTCTCTGTGCCCCTACCAAGAATTCTTTGGTGTGACTATGATGTAGCGGTAGCATCTCAGATTGTGATTCTGATCGTATGGGTTCAACTCCCATTAGTCACCCCAAAGAATTTTTGCCGAGATAGCTCAGTTGGTAGAGCGACAGACTGAAAATCTGTGCGTGGGCGGTTCGATCCCGTCTCTCGGTACCAATACAGCCAATTAGCTCAGTGGTAGAGCAATCGCTTGATAAGCGATAGGTCAGTGGATCGTAACCACTATTGGCTACCAATTTATGGAAGGTTAATTCAGCTGGGCTGGACTCTGCCTTGAAAGCAGAAGGTGTGCGAAAGCGCATGGAGTTCGATTCTACCATCCTTCCTCCAAGTTATATGTATGATGAAAACTATATTTACATTCCTGCTGTTTATTCCTCTTGTTGCTAATGCATGCAATGGTTATGTGATAGCATTCAGAGGATTGAAGGATGTGTTCGATCAGAGAGAACTAAACATTTACTCTAGTCGTCTTGCATACTGCAGTAAAACTTTTTCTTGGCATAAAGAAAAAGATGCGATAGAATTTATCAGTACAATAAATGTTCCGTATCAGTTGTATGGATTTAGTAGAGGAGCAGGTTCTGTTGTTACAGTATTAAAACAAGTAAAGACAAAACCTGAGTATGTGATAACGATCGGTGCGTATAAAACTACTGATGTAGATTTTAGTAAGTACAATGTTCGTTATGATAATTTCTTTGACAACTCTGGCATTGGTCAGCGTAGTCCTGGAATGTATATGAATGTTCCTCATGATAAGATACAATCTGAAGTGAATAAATTTTTGCCTCGTTAACTCAGCGGTAGAGTGTCTCCCTTACAAGGAGAAGGTCGGCAGTTCGATCCTGTCACGAGGTACCATGCGTCTTTAGTAAAATGAATATTACACATCGCTACGAACGATGAAGTGGGAGTTTGATTCTCTCAGGACGCACCAAGATTAGGAAGATGGGCAGGACGGTAATGCAGCGGATTGCTAATCCGTAGATTCACGAAAGTGGGTCACAGGGTTCGACTCCCTGATCTTCCACCAGTTAGTATGCTCCCATAGTTTAATGGTAAAACACCTGCTTTATACGCAGTTCCGTCGCCAGATTAGCGAGCGATCTAGGTTCGAATCCTAGTGGGAGTACCAGTATTGGGCTGATAGCTTAATGGTAAAGCAGTCGACTCATAATCGATCGAGTCTGTGTTCAATTCACAGTCAGCCCACCAAATGCCCTTGTGGACAAATTGGGAAAGTCGTCTCTCTCAAAAGGAGAAGTTGTTCTGAGTTCGAATCTCAGCAGGGGCACCAGATAGTTGTTGACATGCAAGATTGTTTGATGTATAATAGAGTTAATGCGAGTATGGTGGAATAGGTAGACACAAGAGACTTAAAATCTCTCGCCTTCGTGCGTGTCGGTTCAAGTCCGACTACTCGTACCAATTTTATCCCCATAGTATAATGGATAATACAGCAGTCTTCTAAACTGCGAATCGAGGTTCGATTCCTCGTGGGGGTGCCAGAGATAAATGTAGGTGGAGCCAGTTGGACAGGCACTGGATTGCAAACCCATGGAAGCAGGTTCGATTCCTGTCACCTACTCCAGATAGTTGTTGACTTGTAAGAGTTTTTGATGTATAATAGTTGTTCTTCAAAAGTCCTCTCTGAGTCTTGGTTGCGAAACTAAGCATGAGGCATCGTGGATCTGATTGTTGCAATTCGCCTACAATCTTCCATTAGCAAGTTTGGTGGTTCTTGACAAAAACTACCACCATACTGCGTTCGACTTCAGGTGAGGTCATCACCCTTTCAAGGTGACTAGATGGGATCGTTACCCATACGCAGTACCAGATTTAATTACATTGGTTACCAAGCCAGTAGGTGATTTGGAAGAGAATAATCAGTAGCCGTACTGACTCTTGCCAAGTTACATGAAAGATGGAAATCAGCTTAGGCTTTGATCAGTAGTCACGCTGGAACAACTTGGAATGTAATGTGGATGACGACCAGTCGCTAGACGATAGCGTGGTTAGCCCGATGGGATTGTTGTCAGACATCCAGTGTAATTAAATGGGGTATTAGTTTAGTGTTATCAAGGTATCGTCATAGGACGCTATGACTATGCGGGTCCAACTGTGCGAGGAACGGATCCTAATATAACTGCTAGTCGCTCGCCAGAGGAAGCACCTTTGTTGGCAAATAGGCAAGATAACACTAAACTAATATTATGGAGGCATTGTAGATATGGCGTGTTCTGCAGCGGACTGTAAATCCGTTCCCTCGTGGTAAACAATGTTGGTTCGACTCCAACTGCCTCCACCATTAAAAGTCCTTGAAGATTAATCAAGGCAGATTAATCACCGAAAGGTTTGATTAGCAGCAGGTGAAAGCCCTGCACCAATTTAGGCTCGTTCGTATAATGGTCATTACTTCGGATTGTCTATCCGATTACGGGGGTTCGATTCCCCCACGAGTCGCCAAGTTTATTCCAGTGTAGCACAGCGGTAGTGCAGTTGACTGTTAATCAATTGGTCGTAGGTTCGATCCCTGCCACTGGAGCCAGTTTTGTTGTAAGTGTTAGCAAGAGAAAGACACATTGAGAAGATTCTTCGAAGATCGACTTAATGTAAAGCAGTGAGGGGCGCAATACCCTAGCAAAAATATAGAAGCACTGGTCAAGTATCCCAAGTAGCGTACCGAGTCCTGCTCGAGCTAGTTACACAGGTGAATGGTGCATATAACGATGGGTGCACTACTTACAACAAATTTATTATAGCGGGGAGGGTCTGGTCACCAGCGAGGTCTCATAAGCCTTTGCCATCCTTGGTTCGAATCCAAGTCCCGCAACCAAACCTGCAGCTAATCACTGCTAGTGTGATCCGCACGAGAGAAACTGACTGACGATCAGTAGGATGGTTCTGGTCTACCTAACCAGCGTTGGCAACACGAGAGTTCTTTCTGGTCGGGAAGTGGGTGGAGGGTATGCGTGATGGGGTTGGGGATTCTCGGCTCTTGATGTACTATAATTACCACCGCAGAAAGAAAGCATTTGCCCCTGTGGTGGAATTGGTAGACACGCTGGTCTTAGAAGCCAGTCTTCGGGTGCGAGTTCGAGTCTCGCTGGGGGCACCATAAAAAGTTGTATTGGTAAGGAAAGAAAAAGGAGCATGGGCAAGTTGAGACATCCTAAAGTCGAAACCAGATACCGCACCTGCCAGTATAACTCTTTATGGTGATGTAGCACAGTGGTAGTGCATCTCCTTCATACGGAGCAGGTCAGTGGCTCGAATCCACTCATCACCACCAGTTTTTATCCGAGTGTAGCGCAGTCTGGTTAGCGCATCTGCTTTGGGAGCAGAGGGTCGAAGGTTCGAATCCTTCTACTCGGACCAAGTTTTTGCCCTTGTATCCTTAATGGTAGAGGTTCGCTCTTGTAAGGCGAGTGATGCGGTTCGATTCCGTACTGGGGCACCAAGCATAAGTAGTATATCGGGGGTGTAGTGCTAATGGGAACACATCTGGTTTGCAACCAGAAATTGAGAGTTCGATTCTCTCCATCTCCACCATTTTAATATAAAGGACAGTATGATTATTAAACCATTGAAGAAGAAAATTCTTGTTGCTGAAAACAAGAGTGAAACAAAAAGCGAGTCAGGTATCATTCTTGAAGGTGCTGCTTCAGTTCGAGAATCTAAACGAGCAACTGTGCTTGCGATTGGACCAGATGTAACATTAGTTAAAGAAGGTGATGTTGTTCTTCTTGAATGGACTAAAGGTACTGTTGTTAAAGTTGATGATGCACAAAGAGTGATGATTGACGAAGAATTTGTTGTAGCAGTTTTTGATTAAAGTTTAGCCCACATAGCTCATTTGGTAGAGCAACGCACTAGTAATGCGTAGGTGGTCAGTTCGAATCCGACTGTGGGCACCAAATTAGGAGTTTATATGAGTGATGGTGGTAAAGGTAGTAAGCCAAGACCATTTAGTGTCACGCAAGAAGAATATGATAATCGATTCGAAGCAATCTTTGGCAAGAAAAAGAAAAGCGAAGAAGAGAAATTTGATGAGAAAGTAGTCATGAAAGATGAGTACTATGATTTAGAAGATTAATGTCTCGATGGTGTAATGGCAGCATCACAGTCTCCAAAACTGTTGGTCGGGGTTCGAGTCCCTGTCGGGATGCCAAATATAAAGGAAAATAGATGAAACAAACTGGAAATATAAATTGTGAGATGGGTTGGCAAACCTATTTGGATACTCCAAAACAAGGAGAAGAAGTCACATTAGATTTATGGCCAACGCCAGTTAGAATGTCAAAACCATTTGATGATGAGTTTATACAAAAACTTCGTGAAGATGTTCAGTATCTATTGAAACCTGGAGCACCTGGACAGTCCAACAAAACTAATTTGTGGGCACTTCCAGATTTACCTGATACAATGATTCAGGTAAAACATAAAATGGAAGAAATGTGTGAGGTTGCATTTAGAAATCATTGTGAGATGCCATTACCACAGTTTAGTGCTTCTAAAGGATATTTTAGAGCAGTTGCTGGTAACAGTCCATATAGAATAATGCCACATAGACATTCTAATGTTTTATTTGTTGCGATAATGTATGTTACAATACCAGAAGAGAATCCTGGAAATTTAGTTTTTATTGATCCTCGTGCTGGTGTGAATTGGGTCAATCAATTTTCTGCATATAAAAAAGTTCGTGCCGAAGAGGGATTGATGATAGTACATCCAGGTTATTTAATTCATTATGTGGAACCATCTAATGTAGAAATGGGTATGTTCTATAATGGTAGACTGGCGATAGTTAGTAATATCCATAGGAATCAAGATGAATGGCAACAATCGTTAGAAGATAATGATGAACAAATCACAAAGATGACGAGTGTAGATTTTTAATGCAGGTAAGCTAAAGGTTAGACGCCAGCCTTCCAAGCTGCGCTGAGTGGGGTTCGACTCCCCCTACCTGCTCCATATAAGTAGGAGTATAAGATGCGTAAGCAAATTGATATTGAAGAAGTGAGACAATTTATTGCAGAGCAAACACCAGAGACTAAAATCTATATCGGTGGTGACTCTGAACGATTTAATATTGGCAAAGATTGGTACGCAGATTATATTATGGTTGTTGTTGTCCATATCAATGGTAACAATGGCTGTAAGATTTTTGGTGAAGTAGTTCGTGAGAGAGATTACGATCAAAAACGAGACAAACCAAGAATGAGATTGATGAACGAAGTGTATAAAATTGCTGATTTGTATCTCAAGTTACATGATGTGCTTGAGGACAGAGAAGTAGAAGTCCATCTGGATATTAATCCAGATGATATGCATGGTTCATCTTGTGTAATACAAGAAGCGACAGGATACATTCGTGGAATGTGTAATGTTGTTCCGATGGTTAAACCAAATGCATTTGCTGCATCATATGCAGCAGACAGATATAAGTCTTTTAAGAAAGCAGCTTGATGTGATACAGACAATACATTTTATAACAGAGCAATTCGTTTCGTTGCTACTGGAAGATCCAGTTCGACCAACGATACCTCACACTGATAGAATCGGAGAGAACAAAGACATCTTTGTCTTTCGTGATGAGAATGATGAAGTGAAAGCAATCACTTGCGTCAGTTATCAGAAAACGATTCCAACTACTGAGGGTGAACTGTTTGAAAAATGTATTGATCCATCAGTTGCAGTATTCTATACCATTTGGAGTTATGCTCCAGGTGCTGCAAGAAAGTTAATCTTCGATGCTGTCAAACACATCAAAGAGAACAGAAAAGAAATCACAAGGTTTGTTACGCTATCACCACCAACTGACATGGCAAGAAAATTCCATTTAAGGAATGGTGCTGTCGTGTTTAGAGAGAACGAACAAACAGTCAACTACGAATACAAGCAAGCAGTTTTACTTTAAACTTGTCTTGCAATAATTATTGATGTATAATATACCTATTGAATTGGAGAAATAAAATGCAAATTACCCTACGAAAAGCAAATGCAGTCCAGAGCGAGATCCGCAAGGCGATTGCAGCTAAGAATGTTAGCGATACAGTTAGCATCACAGAGTTCACCAAAAATGTTGATGGTGTTTTGAGTAAAGCAATGACTGACTTTACCACTGATGTTACTCGCAAAGTGGCATTGAACACTGCTCTGTTTAACATTCGCAAGAATGTTGCACGAGTAAATGCGTCTGCTGGTATCAGCGACATCCTTGCTGACATCGAGTTGATCGATGCAAATATGGCAGTTTACTCTGCAGTGTCCACCAAGGATGTGGCTAAAACTTTAAGTGAGATTACTGCTCGCATCGAAAAGATGAAAGCAACAACAGCAAGTGCCACAGATCGTATCTATGGAGATCGTTACAACACTGTGGAAACCACTGTTGTTGAACAGAGTGTTATCGATGGCTCTAAAGAAGTCGTGAAGAAATTGAAGCGTGAGAAACAGGCGCTGCAAGATAAGCTGTTGACTTTGAATGTCAACAAAACAATCGACATTGATAGTGTCGATGAAATGGTATTGAAATTGGAAGGTATCATCTAAGTTTCGAGGGACAATGCGGATAAGAGAGCAGTAGCAATAGTTGCGAAAACTAATACTTACAAAGTATTGGCTTGGTCTTGAAAACCAAATCCGAACAATCGTCCGACTTTGTTGTTGCTCCACGAATTATACTTGACTGTTATAGTCGCTGCTTGTTGCTTCGTGGTTTATAACTTTTGTGGACTGTCTTTTGCACACTGCTAATTGCATATTGCATTGCGACTATTCGCTTGAATTGAAACATTGTTCCTCACCCATTAACTATGCAGGATTAATTCAGTGGTAGAATGTCTCGTTGCCAACGAGAATGTCATCGGTTCGAATCCGATATCCTGCTCCAACGAAAGAGAATATGAAAGAGCCATCAGAATTTAAGCAACAGTGGGAAGCACGGAAACTACTGAAGCGAGCAAAGAAGAAAGCCAAGAAACAATTGGAACAAAAAGGATTTTCTTCGCAGTCTGCCAGTAGAATGGTTAAGCAAGCAGTAAACAATATTGCAAATAAACCAGAGAGAAAGAACGCTGGCAGAGGTGGTTAATGTACAATATAGAGTTCACCAGTAAATCTATATTTGTTCCTAATGTAAATGTAAAATTACATAGTTCTTTTATATCAGAATCGCTTCGACTCTCATTGAAGGAAGTTGTATTAAAAGAAGAGCAGAATATATTATCTTTGCCATGTGATAATGATCACAATAAAGATTGGATCACTAGTAGACTATGGCACTACAATCTTTTTGATTATGAATATGACTGTATCAGAGAACTAAAGTCATTTGTCTACAACGAGTACATTAAGTTTATGAGTGATATTGGAGCAACTCCAACACCAATTTATGGTAGATGCTGGGTGAATATCATTCGACAAAATAGAAATATAACTCCACATCATCACGCAGATGGACACACAGACATAGATAATGCACCGCAGGACTATGCATATCTTTCTGGAAACCTTTGTATTGAGACAGAGAATACAAGCACCTATTTTAGGCATCCATTCTTAGATAAACTGTATGTTGGTATTGCAAATAAAAATAAAGAGATGATATTATTCCCTTCTTTCATTACACACTATGCAGATGTGAGTGAAACTCTTCCAAGAATAACAATATCATTTGATTTGATTACTAAAGAATATTACGATATAATTGGTGGAGAATATTGTGTCATGGGATGAACATCGTATGAATATGCGCAGATATGTCGGACAGTGGATCGTTGGTCCATCTGTCCGATTCTCATTGGAGAAGAAACCCAGTTGGCTGCATCGTTTCATGACTAAATTATTACTAGGATGGGAATGGAGAGATATCAATGAATAAACCCCTAACATTTGAACAGTGGAAAGCAGATCTTGCGCCACCAAAGGACGATAATCTAATCAAAGCGATGAATCGACTACATCAATTAGACTATAGTAAAGAATACGAAGAAATGCTTAAACGAGAGTACCAAGAATACCTCGGAGATTTTAATGGAAACTGGTTGCTATGATGGCAGTGAACAAGAATTTACTGAATCGACTAGTGATTGGATTAGTTGGTGTGGCAAATGCAGATGGTTGGTGGAATTCGCCCAACAAAGCATTTGATATGAAAACACCCAACGAAATGATGACGGAAGAAACATGGCTTGAGGTGCGAGATTATCTAATGCACCATGCGTATAGTGGTGGTGGATCATGAGCATAGCATATTTTCCAATTCTGATATATGAAACAGAATTGGATGTTGATAATATTTCACTACATGAAAAGGCTATTGAATTATATAATAAAAGATCGCCTGTTTCCACTAGCTGGTTCTGTGATACTTTCAATACAATAGGAACATATGATATCACTAATGATTCTTCATTTTCTGAATTTGTAGAAACCATTATGCATCACACTAAGATTTTTGCTAAAGACTATGGCATATCGAATGCCACAATCAAAAGTAAAGAAGGATGGATAAATGTTGCAATGCCAAATGAGTACCAAGAATTTCATCTACACCCAAACAATCATTTTTCCATGGTGTACTATGTTTCAGTCCCTGAAAATTCTGGAAACATAATTTTTAGAAGTCCAGAATCTAACACAGATATGTTTCAGTTACCATTCGGTCATGAAACATTAGCAACAATGAAGACTGCCACAATTAAAGCCAAGACTGGGAAATTAGTTATTTTTAGATCTAATTTACTTCATATGGTAGAGAAGAATAAAAGTTCTTCTGAACGAGTGAGTATTTCAATGAATGTTGTTCTGGAGGGATAAATGAAACTGGAAAGTCATAGAGATTTATGGACCAATCGATACGACTACTGGTGGACAGAAGACCGAAGGATCATATCACCATATTTTAATAGTGAAGAAGAAGCCAATCGATGGAAGAAAGAAAGAGAAGATTCCACCGAATGGGATTCTTGGAAACCAAATAGGGATTTAAGATGACATGCTGCAATAACGACTGCAATCAAGGTAGGAACTGCCCATATCGAACTGAGTATCACTACCGATTTTATAATCTATTTCAATCAATGAAGGAACTATATGTTAGAATGTTTAATCGTAGGTGACTCAATTGCAGTTGGAACATCGATGGCTAGACCAGAGTGTGTTTCATACTCAAGAGGCGGATGGAATTCATGGCAGTGGAACAAAGACTATTTGTCCAAAGCATCCGAAAAGCCAGCCAAAACTCTTATTATTTCTCTTGGTGCAAATGACCATGAGGGAGTAAAGACTGAGGTTGAGTTACGAAAAATGCGATCGACTGTGAAGGCTGATCGTGTATTCTGGATTAGTCTGGGTAAAGATCGTAAACAAAAACAGATGGCAGTCATCGAGAAGATTGCAGCTGAGTATGGTGATACGATTATTCCTAGACCAGAGGACAAGATGAGTCCAGATAAGATTCATCCAACTCCGCAGGGCTATAGAGAAATCGCAAGGCAGACCAAATGAAGACGCTAAGAGAACAAGAGACCGAAGCAATTCTGCAGATGGGTGCAACTCATGACATGCAGAGAGAAGTAATCTTTCGATTACAAGCTGAGATCGATACACTACAACTGATGCTTCAGCAAGCCAACTCAAGAGTCCGAGAATTGGAATCACAAGTATTCGGTGGATCAGTAAAATGATAGATCCAATCTTCCAATCATATGACTATGCAATCGGTGGGAAGATGGTTGTTGGACGAGCAGAGATGTCTGAAGAGTTTAAAATACTACTGGAAGATGGTGATTTCGATGCCAAGAAAGAAATCAAAAACCGATTAATCCACCAGATGGCAGAGTATATGTTAGAACACAATCTGGTCGAGTTTACTTATCACGACGACCCAATAACATTCCGCAGAAAGATAGCAATCCGAGCATATCTCGCACCAAACGACCAAGTGAAGATTTTAAGACTAGCCAATAAGATATTATGAGTAAGATTTTTGTTATTGCAGGTACTGGTGAAGAAGCCAGACGATGGATCAATTCTAACATTGAAAAGCGAGCCAAGAGTGGTGAAACAACCCTTTCACTCTCTGAATATTGCTATGTTGCCACCCCAGATAAACTAAAGGGAATTCGAGATCCCCATGGTGTATTTGTTGGGAACTGGCTTGGCAGACCAGATATCCTAGAGATCGTAGAAATGCTAATGATGCAGAGTATCCATGTGAATCCTGCGCTGGGTAAAATCTACAAAGATTTACTGCCAAAGGTAAGACCAACTCCAAAGCAACCACCACTACATAAAGTCGCTGGTGGATATGCACTGGCAGTGGAAGATGCTGCAAGACTACTGGCTCAAGAGATCGACAAAGAAGTAATTAAATCACTAATGAAGACAACAACATGACACAAGAAATAACCCTACATCGAGACGACCTAGAGAAGATTCTGAAAATGGTTGATGCTCTGAATCCAGCTGATACGCTAAGACTATCTGCAGGCTATGTAACAATCTACTCTGATCAATCATCGGGAATTGGTCAACTAATCGATGCAGAGGTAGATGTAGAACTCAATGGCACTCACGGTAAATTCAAACAATCAATCGTAGACGAATCCTCATGGTAAGAATCTACAGTGATCTACTGACTGAAGACGAACTATCATTCGTCCAGAGAGAGATATCTGGGAATCACTGGGGCTATGGCTATATTTCAACTGATGCAAGCAAGCCAATCTGGAACTTTGATAAGCAACGAGGAAAGCCAGTAGCCGAACTCATTGCATCCAAACTGGACTATCGACTAACCGACTGGCACATCAATGGACAAACCATGGGACAATCTGGTTCTCCGCACAGGGATGAGTACGACCAATGCGACACTGCATTCGTTTTCTTCTTTCAGGACTGGAACTATGAATGGGGTGGAAGATTGCATATATTTGATACAAACACGACAATCATCACTCCACAAAAGAACACTGGAGTTTTATTCGATGCATCTCTATTGCACTATGCAGAAGCACCAGTGATCAATACACTAAGAATGTCAATCGGGCTGAAGTTACAGTCTACTCTATCTCCTACAGGGTAAAAAATGAATCCATCTGACTTAGTAATACAACTCCACGATCTGGCGAGAGAAACAAAGGATAATCGTATAAGAAAGATTGCCGATGATCTTGCAGAGGTAGGTAAATGGATGGACGAGGATAAAGGCTATAGACTATCCACTCACGAGAAACAACAAGAATGGGCTAAGAGACGATGCTGGTGTCATACATGTCGACCAATAGATGCCAGTGATCCAGAATCCGTCTATATGAGGCTATGTCCTCTCTGTGGAAACAAACGATGCCCCAAAGCCACTAATCATATTCATGAGTGCACCAATAGTAATGAACCGAATCAAGCAGGAAGTATTTACTAATGAAACTCTACGAAATAGCCTATCCAGACGAGAACAATAATGATGTAGTGGAGATACTAACAGAGGATGAAATCATTGCTTCATATTGGAACTACTGGAAAGAAAGAATGGAATCTGTTGGAAAGCACGATGAGATTAGTAGAGAGAAATGTATCGAAGACTGGTGTGTTATACATTGGGCTGTTGAAGCAAATGTTCCTATTTAGCCATGGCTATCGAAGTCCGAGAAAATCGAGTTTAGTGTGTTTATGAGCATCTGAGATGGCGTACAAGCAAAAAATCTGTCCAACATGTCAAGCGACGCACACCAAGCGTGGCGCATACTGTAGTCGCAGCTGTGGCAACACCAGACCAATGCCAGAGCACCAGAAAGAATCCATCCGTTCAGCCAAGCAAGAGTGGATGAATACTGACAAAGGCGAAGTGGCACGATGGCAACTGAACAATCATGATGCGCCTGAGCCACCACTACCACCATCTGCTCCTCGTATAGGGAACAATCAATTCATTGCTGGTGGTGATCTATGGACTGAGGACTAGTTTGCAAGTTGCAATTCTTATTTGATTTGCACTTGACGAACAGGTATACTAACTGTGTTAGGGATGATCGAGAGATAGAGATTGTCTTTAATTCCTCTCTGTAGTAAGATTATCCCTTTTGGAGAGATTATGTATACAGTGACGACTAAGGATGGTAGTACTTTCGTTTTCGAGACTTTTGACGAAATCGCCGAGTTTTGGGGTGAGGTAGTGTGGGCTGATGGAGCCGAAGACGCAGAAATCTCGATTAAATTCAGTAATCCCATGAACGACTGAGGGTTATTTTTCCCTTTAAAATCAACAACTTACGGATGGAGAAGAAAGTTGTTGTCCTTAATTCCGATTTGATCCATAATTCTCTTATTGAATCGAGAAAAGGAAGAAATTATGACTACTGTGACTGCTGTGGAATTTGACGCTAAATCTGGCAACTACTTCGCTAAAGTTGGTTCTAAGACCATCAAGTCTTACTCCAAAGCGTATGTGGAGCGCAAGCTGAAAGCCATGGTTGGCGACATCTCTGTGGCTGTTGCAGCTGCTGTTGAAAAATCCAACAAATACGACATTAACACTCGTTTCGGTTTCGTTGAGAAGTTGGTGAACATGGTTGCCACTGGTGTTCAACCCTCTGCTGTGATTACTGGTGAAGGTGGACTCGGTAAGACTTACACTGTCACGAAGACTCTTGAAGCAAATGGCTATAAAGACATTTCTGATCTGGCTGACTTCCAAGTGGGCTCTGTCATTAATTCACGTCGTTGTTTTACCATGATTAAGGGTTTCTCGACTGCCAAGGGTCTATATCGTACTCTGTTCGAGAACAACAAGTCTATCGTTGTGTTCGATGACTGTGATGCTGTTCTGAAAGATCCGATTGCACT